CACCATCGACGTGTCGCACCTCGGCCAAACTGCTGGCAGTGCTGTGCTGACGCAGGATCGCCCGCTGACCGGCAATGCAACGGATACGGGGCGGCAGGTGACGATTGAGTATCTCGGCAAGGGGATTCTCGCCGACGCATCAACCGGCACGCTTGTCATCACTCACGCCGGCACTTCCTTTCTGAGTGCCGCGTCAACTGTCGTTTCCTCGTCTGTGACGTTCGCTGCGAACGATGTGATCAAGGGCACGGCGGTATTCAAGGTCGCTCGCTGATAGCGTGACGGAGGCACCCCGTCATGGCGAATTACGCTGCCGGTGTGACCGTGACGTGGAACAGCGTTGCGTTCACAGAAGTCATTGACTTGAAGGTGCTGCACGGCGGCGATCTGCCGATCTCGCGCGGCAGCAGCGGTTCGCCGTTTTCGCTTGACCTCGGCACTATAGATGTAGTGTGCCTGGGCACTGCGAACTGCACGCTGACCAACTACGGCAAGCGTGCCACGTTTCAAGTGACCGGGCCGGGCGTCGTGTTTACGCACAAGGCGATCTTCCAGCGACTTGCGGTCGAGAAGAAAGTCAACGACGTGCAACGCAACACGGTGACGCTCCGCTTTTCACCATCGTAGGAGTTGATGTATGGCACTGACGGCAGATCAGATTCTGGCGGCTGACGACCTCGGGCTGAAGCAAGTTCCGGTTCGCGAATGGAACGGCGAAGTGTTCATCCGCATGATGAGCGTTGGCGAGCGAGATGCTTATGAGCGTCTTTGGATCGGCAAGCGTGAAACCGGCGTCGATAACTTCCGCACGGAGTACCTCGCCCGCGTCTTGTGCAACGAGAAAGGCGAACTGCTTTTCACCCGTGAACAGATTTCAGCGTTGGCAAATAAGTCTGGTGCGGTGATGGGGCGTCTCTTTGACGAGGCTCTCTCGCATAACAACATGACGGAGGCGGATGTCGAGCAGTTGGGAAAAGCCTAGGCGTCTCGCCGACGCGACGGTTCATGTTCGCGTTAGCGGGGCACCTTGGCATGACGGTTGGCGAACTGTCTCGCCGCATGGATTCGCGGGAGTTGACCGAGTGGATGGCGTACACACGCTACTACCAAGCTCTCCCCGATCCGTGGCGGCAGACAGGTCTTGAGGTCAGTGCGATGCTCGCGCCGCACTCACCGAGAGGCAAGTGCCCGAGTGCCGATGACTTCAACCCGATTGAGAAAGCCCCGCAGCATGGCGATCAGATGCTGACACAGATCAGAGCATTGCAGGCAGCACTGGGTGGATAATGGCAAACATTGTCGGGTTAGCACTGAAGGTTACCGGTGACGCGAGTGGACTTGCCAAAAGTCTCACGCCGGTAGATCGTGCGCTCGACAAGCTCGCCGCCCAGGCTGAGAAGGCGACGAACGTCTTTACGCCGTTTGCTGAAAAGACGGCGGCGGCGGGTAAGGCTCAAGAAGAGTTTGCCGCGAAGTTTTCCACGCTCGCAGACCAGTTGCGAGACAACGTGATCGGGCCGCAGGAATACGCGGCTGCGTTCGGGCAGCTAACCGAAGAGGCACTAGATTGCGCTACGGCGTTTGAGGAAGGAATCCAAGTCACTGAGAAATTTCGCACAGCCCAAGAGCGACTTGCTCTCGAACTGGATCGCATTGACTCGCTTCTGTCACAGAACGCTATTTCCGAGGAAACAGCAAATCGGGCACGAGAAGCAGCCGTTGCGGATGCTGAGAAAAACAATGGTGACCTTGAACAGTCACTCAGTAGGCTGGATGCGTCACTAAATCTCGTCGAATCGCGTGCGTCTGGTGTCGCTCGCATTTTTGGCAGCGTTGGAGATTCATTCAACTCCGTCTCTGGAATTGCAGAGGGAATTGGAAACGCTGTGCGAAGCGTCTCCGAGGCGGGATCGGCAGTCATACAGTTCGGAGCCGACATAGCCAAAGCGACCATCGCCTTCAAAGCGTTCCGGTTTGTGACAGACAATTACTCTGTGCCCAGCGGGTTGCTTGGCGTTGTCTTGAATCTGAGCAAGTTTCTAGCCGTCATAAAAGTCGCAGAAGTAGCGGCAAAACAATTTGGCATTGACATTAGCGGCGTTGCGGAAGCCACGACAAAGGCAAGTCTTGTTTTCGCAGGCTTCAAGATCGGCGGACTGCTGGGCCTCGACAAGGCAATTGCTCCGCTGGTCGCGACTCTCGGAACTGCACTGCCTTCAGCACTCGCTCGCTTGGGCGTGCCGCTTGCCGCTAGCTCTGCCGCATCAGCCGTTTTATCAACCAGCCTAACTAGACTGCTGGCCTTCTCAATCCCAGGCTTCGGCCAGTTGGCCGCAGCGACGTACACAACCATAAAGGCTTTCTCGGCATCGCGTGACACGTTGAATCAGTTGTCCGCATCAGTTGCGACATCCAACGAGGAAGCACGTCGGCTCGGGGTCACGTTTCAAGATTTGCAAGTTAAGTTGCTGCTCGACACTGGGAAAACCCGTGCAGAGATCGCAAAGTTTGGTCTTGCTCTAAATGCGATTGACATTCGCCAGCTTGATGACCTTGCTTTCGCTAACGAGCGAGCCGCAAAGTCCTCGGAAAACTTGCAGGCTGGCTTAACTGCTTTTGGTGCAACGTTAGCCAAGGTTTTCACTGGTGCGCTTACTGGACTCACGGACGGCGTTGGGAGAGTGACAGGTGGCTTCGCAGATTTAGTTGCTGGAATCAATGCAGTAGCCGATCCGATTGCAGAAGTGCTGCGGCCATTTTTCACCCTTATCGGGGCAGGCATTCAAGGGGTATTAGGGCTGGCTGGAGCTTTCGAGTCGGCAGTCGGCGCGACGCTGCGATTCGTTGGCGTCATTGCGAAGATTGCGCTGTCGCCAGTGATCGTCGGCTTCAACCGCTTCGCAGATACAGTGCAGAGGACTGTTGGCAACGCTCTTGACTATGTCTCGTCTCTCGCCGATTCGGTGCAAGGCAAGATCACTCAACTGCAGGAGTTCTTGTCGAGTATCCCCGTTATCGGAGAAGCGTTTGCCTCTGCCCAAGGTGGCGTAGTTAAGCAGATCTCGGATCAGGTGAGCAATGCCGCAGCGTCTACGCAATCGCTAGCCGACGCCGTGTCGCGGCTATCCGAAGAGGAACTGCGAGAAGCAGACTCGCGACAGAAAATAGTTGATCAATTCACAGAGAGCGTCAGCAAGGCGATTGACGAGTCCGCGAAGTTCGGGCAAGCCGGCTTTGACGCTGCACTCCAGTACCAAGAAGCAGTTAATGACTTGAAGGACAAGCTCGATGCCGGGTTCTTCAATGAAGAGACATTCCGACGCGAAGCTGCCCGAGCCGGTGAAGTGTTTAAGTCAGAGCTGGCCCGCATCGAAGAGGATGCGAAGCTTGACATTCAGATTTCCGAAGAGACAGAAAAGACGCTGGGCGGGCTGCAGGAAAAGATCAACAAGGTTGCCGAGGATGCTACGCGGTTCGGGGAGTCTGGCTTTGAAGCTGCGGCGCAGTTTCAAGCCAAGCTACGCGAGCTCGGGCAGCAGTTTGAGGACGGTCGCATCAACGCCGCGTCTCTGGCTGAAGAGACGGCGAAGGCGACCGGCGAGTACGACAAGCAGATTGCCGGGTTCAAGGCGATTGAAGAATTGCAGAAGTCAATCCTCAAGGCCGACCAGGACCGCGTGGCGGCCCTGCTTGCTCAGAACAACGCGACGACAGAGCTAGAGCAGAATCAGGCTGCGGTGCAGCGAGAACAGTTGCGGCTTGAGGAAGAAATTCGCAGGCAGCGTGAGGCTGGCAATGTGTTTGCCGCCGACGCCGCTGCGGCCCGCCTTGCCCAACTCGACCAAGAGGCGGCGAAGCTGGAGGATATTCAGCAGGCCATTGACCAAGGTTTCTCCGAGGGCTTTAAGAAAACTTTTGAAGCGACGGCGAAGAGCATCGACACTCTCAGCGAAAAGGCCGAGCAGTTTGGCAACGTCGGTGCGTTGGCCGCTGAAGCTCTTCGCCTGGGAGTCGAGCGTGCTCAGAACCAAGCTCGCGACGGCATCCTGTCGCAGGAGACCTACAACCAAGAGGTTGCCCGCCAGCAGAACCTATTTGACCAGCGATTGGCTGCCGCTCGGCGTGTCGAGGACTTTCTCGCTAACACAGCAGGGCAGCGCAACAAGGCCGAGCTTGAAGCCGTCGCCAAGCTGGAGGAGCGGAAGAAGCAGGCCGAAGTCAACGTGCAGGCGATCCAGGCACAAATAAACACCGAGCAGTTGAAGCGTGACGCCACGACCAATCTCGGCGAGCGGCGAGCGGCCACGCAGCGGATTGCCGCACTACGGCAGGCAGAGCGCATCGAGAGTGGAATCGCCAAAGGCCGCAACGAAGTCGCCCTCAATCAAGCATCCGGCCTCGCTGGCGGATTCCGGCAGGCCCAGCAGTTTCAAGGACGTATTGCACAAACCAACGAAAACTTCCTGCGGGCTTTTTCTGGAACGTATGCCGCAGCAAGTGCATCGCTGAACCAAGCCAACGCCGTCGCTGCGGAGCTTGCCCGACAGCAGCAGTTGAGCCGCCCCGTGGCGGGAACAATTTCGACGTCTG